TATTGTTTGTTTGTTTATGCCCCTTTATGGGGGCAGCAGTGTATGTAGGAAGTATTTAGGAAGTATTATTCTTTTATGAAGTGGGTGAAATGGCTTCTAGGTCTGGTGTAGAGCACCATAATAGGGTTCTTGCTGCTCAGACTAAGGAGAAGTTTTTTAGTTTGTTGCAGTCTGGTCTTGATGTTGATTCTGCTTTGAAGATGGTTAAGAAAAGTAAGCGTTCTTTTTCTTCTTGGAAGCAGGATCCTGAGTTTGTTGCTAGACTGGAGTCTAGCCTTGTTGTTGCTAAGGATACCCTTAGCCGTGTTACTGGTACTCAAGGTGTTGTGGATTATAAAACTTTTAGCCAAGAGTTTTTGGGCTTGAGGGTGTTTCCTCATCATCAGGCTTGGATTGATGTGTTGGAGGGACGTGAGCCGTCTTACAGTCATGAGGCTATTGTTTATGAGCCTAGTAACCCTAACCGCCTTCTTGTAAACGTGCCCCCTGAGCATGCTAAGTCTACCGTGTTGACGGTTGGGTATTCTACCTACCGTATTTGCATGGATCCTAATATTAGGATTGTTATTGTTTCTCAAACCCAGATGAGAGCTAAAGAGTTCCTTTATTCTATTAAGCAGCGTCTGACTGAAGAGAATTGGATTAAGATGCAGCAGGTCTATGGACCTACTGAGGGGTGGCAAGCTACTTCTGATCAGTGGAGCCAGGATCGGATTTACCTTAAGCGTACCTCTGGTGAAAAGGACCCTACGGTTCAAGCCATTGGTATGGGGCAACAGATCTATGGTACTCGTGCCGATCTTATTATCCTAGACGATGTGATCACCACTACCAACGCGCATGAGTGGGAAAAACAACTTAACTGGTTGCAGAAGATGGTCATTACACGACTGGGTAAGAATGGGAAGCTACTGATTGCTGGGACGCGAGTTGCGTCTAATGATCTGTATCGTGAGCTTAGGAACCCTGACCATTGGACAGGTGGGGCTGTGCCATTTACTTATATGGCTATGCCAGCAGTTCTTAAGTTTGATGATAAGCCCCGTAAGTGGGAAACGCTATGGCCTCGGTCTGACTATCCTTGGGATGGTGATGAGGACCTTGAGCCTGATGCTGATGGGTTGTTTCCTAAATGGGATGGACCAACCCTTTCTGCTCGCCGTAGCGAGGTAGCTCCTTCAACTTGGGCGCTGGTGTACCAGCAGCAAGATGTTGAAGAAGATGCTATCTTCCCACCTGCTCTTATTATGGGGTCTATTAATAGGGCGCGTACACCTGGACCTCTTCTTCCTGGAAAACCAGGACACCCTGATGGGGGTGAATGGATTACCATCATGGGTTTGGACCCAGCGATGTCAGGTAAAACCGCAGCCGTTATGTATGCAATTGAACGCAACACAGGATACCGCATGGTACTAGATGTGTACAACATGCAGGACCCTACTCCTGGTAAAATTCGCACCTTGATTGAAGAATGGGTTAACCGCTACAACCCGCTAGAACTCAGAATTGAGATTAACGCCTTTCAAAAGGCTTTTGCGTTGGATGAAGAATTGCGGCAATGGCTCACCAATCATGGTGTGAGATTTGGTGAACACTTTACTGGCAAAAATAAGTGGGACACCAGTTTTGGTGTAGCAAGCATGTCAGGACTTTTTGGCACAATGCGTGATGGCAAATATCAAGATGATGGACTACTTGAACTACCAGCCAACACAAGTGAACATATGAGAGCTTTAATTAATCAATTGATCACATGGAAAGCTGACACTAAGCAAGCTACTGACTGTGTAATGGCTTTATGGTTTTGTGAGATCCGTGCACGTGAACTAATTTTACAAAATCAATTTAGGCAATCACATAGCAATAACCGTTTTGCAACTCAAAGAAATGTCAATCAAAGAGCCGTTGTCAATCTAGACGAAATGGCTTATGGGGATAACATCATCTACATGTAAGGACAGTCGTGGATATTGATAAGATTGCTTTAAAGGTAGATTCTCTTAAGAGACATTACCAAAGCCGTGACTCACGGATGAACGATATTCTTAGTGTTCGTAGAGGACAAATTAATACTGTTTACCCTGACTTTTTCCCTGAGGGCTTTAGCAAGCCCATGATTGCAAACTTTGTTGATGTTGCTGCACGAGACATGGCTGAGATCCTAGCGCCGTTGCCGTCCTTTAACTGTATCCCAATGAGTGTTAACTCTGATGCTGAAAAGCGTCGCGTAGACAAACGCACAATGATTATTAACAACTACGTTCAATTCTCTAATCTGCAAACACAAATGTACACAGGAGCCGACTGGTATCTTACCTACGGTTTCCTGCCTTTTATTATTGAACCAGATGAAGAAACCCGAATGCCACGCATTCGCGTAGATAACCCACTTAGTGCCTATCCTGAATTTGATCGTTGGAACCGTTTAGTTAGCTACAGCAAAATTTACAAAAAGACTATCCGTGAACTGGTATTGGATTACCCCGAGTATGAGTCGCAGATTGTAGGACGTTATGGTTGGGAGAATACTAATCCCGAACAAATGCTGTCAATGGTGCGATATGAAGACAAAGATTTTGTCGTTTTGTATCTGCCTGATCGCCAAAACCTTGTTCTTAATGCAGCCCACAATCCTATGGGTAAGCCAATGGTTGCAATTGCCCGCCGCCCTGGTATTGAACCAGACGACCCGCGTGGGCAGTTTGATGATGTTCTTTGGGTACAACTAACCCGTGCACGGTTTTCCATCCTTGCAATGGAAGCAGCCGAAAAATCTGTACAAGCACCACTTGTTGTTCCTAATGATATTCAAGAATTCCCTGTTGGTCCTGACGCTATTATCCGTACCAACAACCCTGCTGGTGTTCGTCGTGTAGCGCTTGAACTTCCCAATGGTGCATTTACTGAACAGCAAGTGTTGCAAAATGAAATGCGTCTTGGTGCTCGCTACCCTGAAGGTCGTTCAGGTGTTATGGATGCCAGTATCATTACTGGTCAAGGTGTGCAAGCTTTGCTTGGTGGTTTTGATACACAGATTAAAGCTGGTCAGCAAATCCTTTCAGAAGCACTTGAACAAGTTTCTGCTTTATGTCTTGAAATGGATGAAATGCTTTTCCCTGGAGAAAAGCAAAGTCAAGGAGTGCACCAAGGTGCAGCCTATGAACTTAAGTACACTCCTGAAAAGGACATCAATGGGCACTACGCTGTATCTGTTCGTTATGGTCTTATGGCAGGGCTTGATCCCTCACGTGCTTTGATCTTCAGCTTGCAAGCACTTCAAGCTAACCTTGTTAGCCGTGAGTTTATTATGCAAGAACTTCCTTGGTCAATGAACCTTACAGAAGAACGCAAGCGTATTGATATTGAAAAGATGCGAGATACTCTCACTCAAAGTATTTCAGCTTTGGCCGGAGCTATTCCTCAATTAGCTTCACAGGGTCAAGATCCGCTACCAATTATTGAAAAGATTTCATCCGTTATTGCTAAGCGCCGTAATGGTGTTGCTATTGAAGATGCAGTTTCTGAGGTTTTCCAGCCTGAAGCTCCACCTGAGCCGCAGCCTGGAAGTGAGAACACCCCCGCTGTTGAACCCCCTGTTGAGCAAGGTATGCCACCTAGCCCACAACCACAGGGTGCTCCAGGCGCTGTTCCAGCGGGGGCAACTAGTACACCACCTGATGGTGCAGCATTGCTTGGTCAAATGATTGGGCAGTAATGTCTTACTCAAAAGAATATAATCAAAATATTCTTGACTTATTAAATGAGCTTTCAAAATCTTACATTAATAAAGAAGGTGCATTTTGCACCAGTTATGTCATTGTAAGTGAATGGATGTCAGCAGATGGACAATTCTCACTTATGACATTAACAGATGAACAAAGTCCTGGTTGGCGACATGAAGGGTTACTGCAATACGCAGTAACTAATGACATTTACGCAACAGAAGAAGAGGAGGAAGATTATGGCATCTAAAGGTGGATATCGTAAACCCTCTAACCCAGCAGTTGTTTCAGGCCCTGGATCATTGTCACGCCGTACTGATGGTGGTCCTACACAAGCAGCTAGATACATTGCTGGAGGTAAGTATGGTGAAGGTCAAGCAACATTGGATATGCAACGTCAAGCGCCAATGGCAGGAGCTAATGCTGCGCCTATGGTTGCAACAAATGTAGCACCTACACAATCTATTAAAACTTTTAATGACGCAAGTGAATTTCCTAATCGTCCTATTACACATGGTTTACCTGTAGGCGAAGGTGCAGGAATTGAAGCTTCTGTTGTTGCTAATCCAAAATCTGCTTCTGACACAATGAGAATGCTTTCTAATTTTGATAATAGTGGAGAAGCAGAAGCACTTGCTAATATCCTCTTTCAGAGAGGAGCATAGTGTCGTATCCTATTCCCCCTATTGAACCTAAACCTAAGTTTGTTAATTTTTCTCAACGAACAATTGATGCAACTCCAAATCTTGCGGCTGCTGCTTTTCAAGTTCCTATTTCT